ATGAAAAAGCCAATTTATATTTTTAATGATGGAGAGCTTAAAAGAAAAGATAATACACTCTTCTTTGTAAAAGAGAATGAGAAAAAAACAATACCTGTAAATGCTGTTTCTGAAATTCATGTTTTTGGAGAAATTGAACTAAACAAAAGAGTTTTAGAATTTTTCACCAAAAATAAAATACCTATCTTTTTCTATAATTACTACGGATACTACATTGGAAGTTACTATCCCCGTGAATACTTAAATTCTGGCTTAATAGTTTTAAGACAGGCAGAATTTTATCTTGACGAAAAAGAAAGAGTTTATTTAGCAAAAAGTTTTGTCCAAGGAGCAATCTCAAATATGCTAAAAAACTTTTCGTACTACAAAAAATCTAAAGAAAAGTATATAAAACCATATATTAATGAGATTGAAGAAAAATCAAAAGAAATAATTAGCAGAAAAAACATTAGTTCTTTAATGGCATTAGAAGGAGAAATAAGGAAAATATACTACGAAGCATTTAATATTATCCTGAACATTGGAGATTTCCATTTTGATAAAAGAACAAAAAGGCCACCAGAGAATCCACTAAATGCCTTAATTAGTTTTGGAAACTCACTTATCTATACAACAGTTCTTTCCCAGATTTACAGAACACATCTCGATCCAAGAATAGGCTACCTGCACGAAACAAATCAGAGAAGTTTCAGTTTGAACCTTGATCTGGCGGAAATTTTTAAGCCGGTTATTGTAGATAGAATTATCTTTAGTTTGGTAAATAAGAAACAGATTCAACTGAAACATTTTGATTCTGATATAAACTACTCATATTTAAATGAAAAAGGAAAGCAGATATTCATAAGAGCATTTGAAGATAGATTGTCAAATACTATCAAGTATAAAAATTATAAAATCTCAGAAAAGATTAGAAACTGTCTATAAGTCTGTAAGTATTAATACATAAAGGTAATTTCTAAAAAAAGTTATATAAAAAAGTTTAGAAAAAATTTTTAAAGGGCAAATTTTTGATTAAAAAATTCTCAAAATAGTTTAGAAATTTTCTTTAAAAATTCTAATTTTTTTTGCAACTTTTTAAAAAAATTCTCAAAATAAATTAGAAATTTTCATTATTTATATTAAGTAAAGTTTAATCTTGCAAAAAATGTTGTTTGGAAGTAGGATAAGATTACTATGATGTTAAAAACTGAATTTCAAAACTTATTAGAAGATATAAATCAATCTATCGATGTAATTCTTTTTACGAGAAAAGGTGAAAAGATTTTTGAACCTGAATTTGGATGTGGTATTTGGGAATTATTGGACAGAGGAATTGAGCAAGTTCCTGTTTTGATAGCTTCTGTTTATGATGCTTTAAATAAGTGGGAAAAAAGGATTAGGGTTGATAAAGTAAAGATAAATTCTTTTGAACCCAACACTGGGCAAGTTTCTATTGAGATTTATTACACTATGAGGAACAACAATGAAAGAGGAATTTACAGAGGAAATTTATCTTAAAGAGTTTTGGGATAATCCTGAAATGTATAGAGGGATAAAGCAAAGGGATTTAACTATTTTGAGAAATCTTACATATCCTGAATGGATGGCAAGAACAAATATTGTTGATGATGAGCTTGTCGGTAGAATGCTTGTTGAGCTCGGGTATATAGAAGAAGATTAGCCTATATACCCTTCACTATCGTTCTGTATATCCTTTAAAGCCTGCTCTAATGCCCATTTTAGTTCTGTTGAGCCTTCTTTAAACGCTTGTATGATAACTTTCCTTATATCTTCTGGATTTTGCTTATCTGAAGTGATATTAACCGGAGCGTTAATGCTGATTGGAGCTTCTAACTTTATTTCTCTTGTGGATTTTTCTTTTTGCTGAATTTCTCTGAATTCTTTTACTGCAGATGTCTTTTCCACTATTTCCTTGGTAAAATGGGAACTCTTATTTTGGATCTTAGTGAAGTCAGCTTTTTGTTCTTCTCCTCCAAAGCCAAAGAATTTTAAAATGCCTTTGGCTTTTTCTTTGATTTTATCTATTATTTCAAATGGTTTTTTAATAAAAGATAAAATCCCATCTGTAAAGGTCTGAATTAGTTTTTGTCCTGCTTTTTTTAGGTCAAGGTTGAATAGTTTTTGAACGAGCATATTTATAAGTTTTAAAAATAGTCCTATCGGTGAAAAATCTATTGCAAGTTTTAAGCCTTTGGAAAAGATGTTTTTTAGGGTTTGTAAGCCTGATAACAGAAAATCTTTAGCCGATTGGAATTTTTCTTTTATCCAGTTCCAGATAGAATCCCAGTTTTTATATAAAATAACAACAGCCGCAACAACGCCAATAATAGCCAAAACCAGAGGTGAAAATAAAGCTGTTATTCCTCCAAGAATTGCCCCAAAAGGAGCAAATGCAAATGTAAACATCATTCCAATAACCTGAATAGCAGCTCCAAGGGTTCCTAAAACTGCGATTAGTCCTATAATTGCCAAAACCATTTTAGATATTAGAGGATGTTTTTCTGCGAAACTACCTATATTCTCGGCTATTTTTAGTAATAAATCTCCAACTGGAGCTAAATCTTTTGCTAATTTTCCTGCTGTTTTAATAAATGTTGCTTCAAGCTTTCTCCATGCAGTAGCTATTTTATCAAAGAATGTTTTTGTTTCTTCCCAGGCTTTATCTGTGGCATTTTTATAATTCCCTACAATTTTGTCAGCATTCATAGAAGCCTGTCCCATTGCCTTTAGTATTTTGGCAGATATATCTTCAGTTCCTTGTGTTCCAAAAATCTGTTCCATTATATTTCTGGCAAGTCTTGCATCCTGCTGGTAAAGAATTGAAAGTTCCGTTAGGAGTTTTGCATAGCCTTCTTTTTTCTTTTTATCATCATTACTTTCTATACCTTCTCTAATTTGAGCAAGTAGATGTTTTATTCTTCTTGATTTGTCTTTGAATTTATCTTCTGGCAGAAGCTGGTCTATAACACCAGCTTTTGTTCCAGAACCAACCAGATTTTGCCACATATCAACATCGGTTAATCTTGCTTTGAAACTTTCTTTTATAGTGTCTGCAAGTTTATCATAGTTAAATGCTCCTTCTTTTGCTCCAGCTATAAGCGTTGCTGTGAATTCTTTTGCGTTTAGTCCTGCTTCTTTCATAAGTGGAGCATACTCCCAGAATGTGTCAAGTAAATCTCCAGCTTGGTCTCCTGCTTTTTGATATGCAGTTAAAATAAGGTCAGATGCTTCTTTTGCTGAAATACCCCAAGCTTTATGCATCTGTGTAATTGAACGGGTTATTTCCTTTAAATCCCATTCTGGATTTATTTTTTGTAGTTTTAAAGCCTGTATAGTTGCTTCTTTAAGCTCTTTTGCAGACATATTAGACTGCTGACGAAACTGGGTATAAACTTCTGCTATCTGGTCGGGCATAGCTCCAGTTATTTCGTAAATGTCTGTTAAATCATTTTTAACAGCCTGCAGGTCTTTTGTTGTAAGCTCGGTTCTGGCAATAATAAGCCTTGCCTGTCTGTCTATTTGTGTAGCTTTGTCAATAATTCCTTTGATAGAAAATGAAGCTGCAGCTCCAATTCCTCCTATAGTAGCTATGCTTTTTAACTTTGCTCCAAAGGTTTCAAGGGTAGAAGATGAAAGTTTTTTCTCTAAATTTTCGTATTCTTTAGCTGTTTGCTGGAGTTCTTTCTGTAGTCTGTCATACTCTTTTGATAGATTTTTTGTTTCTATGCCTTCTTTTTGAAGCTGCTGTTTTAAGCGGGTTGCATCGTTAACTGCTTTGTTTTTAGCTTGAGATATCATTTTGAGTTTATCTTTATTTTCTGCAAGCTCTAAGGAGTTTTTCTCTATTTCTCTTTTTAGCTTTTCTATTTTCTGTGCCAGTTCTTGGGATTTCCCTCCTGTTTTTTGATACTGCCTTTGTGTTTCTTTTAGCTCTTGATTTAGTTTTTTCTGTTTATTTTCAAGTAGTTTTATCTTCTTTGAAAGCTCAACCTCTGCTTTTGAAAATTTTTCTATATCCTGTGATAGTTGTTTAAGTCCTTTTATAGTTTTTAAAGTGTTATCAAGCTGTTGTATTTTCCCTTCCAAATCTTTGGCTTTAGCTTTAATCTTATCTACCTTTTTAGAAAATAAATCATTCACTCCTACAGCAAGCTGAAGTAAAAATTCTCTACCTTGCATTTTCTATCTGCTCCTTTTGTTTTTCTTTGTATTTAACTGTCATTTCTGCCACATATAAAAGCTCTGATGGAGTCATATCTAAAATCTCCTTATACGAATATCCAAACTCAACAAGTGCAGGTATTACTATTTCTGTGAATTGTCCGAATTCTTCGCTAAATACTGCAAAAAATCCTCATCAATTCCCATTACCTTCATTGCTATGTTATCTAAATCTTCAGCTGATAGTTTTTCTGCAAGTTCAAGCGACGGTATTTTTACTCCAAAATCGCAAAGTCTGTTAATTAGACAAAGTAAAAATCCATCTCCTTCTTCTGTTCCAAATACTGATTTTGCCTCTGTTTTTGCCTTTATCCTGTCTATAACTTTAACCTGTGTTTTTTTTATCGTGCATTTTTCTACCTTTTGTCCTTCATATTCAAAAGGCTCTATAAGCTGATATTCCATATCTATCCTCCGATATATTTAATTGTGATATTTGTTTTCCAACCTTCATCTTTTTTGATTGAATGAACAACCTTTTGGGCTTCATAAACTCCACCTAAAAAGCCGTATCTATCCTCTGGGATAATAATCTTATCCCCTGCATTTACAGGCTGCCCGTAAATGGTAAAAGTTCCTTCTGCTCGTAGGTCTGTTTTTATCTTCTGGATATAGGCTTTTACTTTTTGTTTAGCTTCATTTAAATTGTGAGCTATGTCTTGAATTCTTACTGTTTTACCTTCTTTTGCACCAGGAACCTCTTCTTTATAAAGCTGAACCTGTTTTGAGTTTGGTTTGTAATAAAGCATTTCAACAAATTTGACTGCTTCTTTTTTTGCTTTAAATCTTATCTGGTCATCTATTAGGTAGTTAGTTAAATTAAGCTCTTGTGTTTTAAGTTGATTTGAAAAAACTACTACACCGCTTCTTATGAAAAATCTGCAGTTGTATTTTTTCGCTAATTGTTTTAAAAACTGTTCGTAAGATTGGTTTGCTATGTCTATTCTTTCTATAAAAACATCTGGAGTTTCAACTATAGATTTTTTACTGCATCTGTTTATTATTTGCTGGACAAGTTCTTTAAGCTGAATATTCTCATAGCCTTCATTTCTTATTTTTTTGAAATTGTCTAAATCTTCTAAAGCCTGGGAAGTTGCTTTAACTGTGAGGATAGATCCTTTAGCTTTGCAGGTAAAATCATCTCCAACATAAAATGTTCCAATTGTGAACTCTTTTAGACTGCCATCTTTATCGTTATAGATAATAGAAGCCTCTACTTTTGAATTTGTCTGGATTGCCCAATTTTTTAAAAATCTTCTGTCGTGGTTTGCAAGTGTAATCTGAAGCTCATCTTTTGCTTTTTCTTCAATGCTGTCTGTATAGACTATTTCAAGTATAAAGTTTGATATATCTCTTGTGGCATCTTTATCATTTATAAAAAGCTTTATTTTTGGCTGTCTAATTTCCATTATTCTTTCCACGCTGGTTTTGGTAGTTTTTTAACTGGTTTTTCTTCTAAAATGGGGATTTTTAGCCTTAAACCTGCTGGCAGTAGTGGTGAGTATAAAATTTCTGGTGGAATTTCTTTTTCATTAGCTTGCTGGATAATATCAAACTTATCTGAAACTCCATAGAACTGATAGCTTATCAAGTCCCATCTGTCGTCTTGTTTGCTGATATATTCAGTCCACATTTTGAACCTCTAAAAACTTAATGTTTGCCGTGATTTTAACTATTTCTCCATTTTGTTTATATTCAGCCTGTTTTTCTATACTTTCTATTACGAAGTTTCCAAGTATTTCCTGTCCTATTACAAGTGTTTCTGATTCTGTTTGGTTCATCAAATCAACCAGTTCTTGAAAATCATCATTGGGACTGTCAGAAAAAGGCTGAGCAATGTTTATAACCATTTCAAGTGTTCTTGCAGTTTCTCCAGTATCTTCAATAATTGGATAGGTGTTTATTACATTGTGCTTAATTTTTCTTCTGCCAAGTCTTTCCTTAATACCTCTTGGATTAACTCCAAATATTTCAAAAGCTATCTGTCCGTAAGCTCCAAACATCACTGATAACCTTCAAATATAAAGTTTTTTACAGTTGCAACATCAAAAATCTGCTCAATCATAAAAATAAGCTCTATTTCAAACCTATCTTGAAAACCAGGGAATTTTTTTGCGTCTTCTATGTCTTCATTATCTGTAAATAGAACAGGTTCAAGATTTCCTTCTATGTTTACAGGCTTTATAACTGCCTGTCCTTTTATGTAAAAGTTTTCAATATTTTCATTAATCTCGGGTAGCTTATCTACAGTCTTAAAAAAATGTTGCAGTAAAGTCGAATACTTCATTGCTGAAAGTAAAAGGCTGTCTTTATTATTTGCCCCTCTAATGTTTAGCTCTACTAAAACTGGCAGTGTAGCTATGTAATAAACGGCTGTTTTACCTTTAATTTCATTGCCATTTTCATCGTAAACCTTTTTATATTCCTGTCTACCGATTTTAAATTTTTGTGGTTTTAATCTTATTTCCTGTAATTTATAAACATTTGCAGGGTCTATTATTACTGGTAGTCTTGTAAATTCTTGTAAGCTTTGTTGTAAATGTTTTAAAAATAGCATTATAATCCCTCATACAAAATATTTTCTGCAAGCTGGTAAAGCTCATTAATCTGGTCATCTGTAAGTTCCATAAATGGTCTTTCTGGAATTTTTACTTTTTTTCTTCTTACAAATAAAACAATAGGCTTTCCTTTAGGTGGAACTCCTAAAATGGACTTTTCTTTAAAAACTATTTTCCAATCTTGGTTTTCAAGATTTTTTAAAACCCCTTTAACTCCAACTAAATCAACCATCTTTTTAATTTTCTTATTTGCAGGAATTGCAAGTTTTTTGGCTTTTTTAGGTTTAATTTCTCCTCCAAAGTGTAAGATAAGAGCATATTTAAGATTAGTTCCTACTATAACTTTTCCATCTTTAACAGTTCCTGTGATTGAAGCTCTTAAATGTCCTGCATTTCGAAGTGGTGGCTTATTACCTTTCAGTTTTAGAGTTAAAGGAGCATTCCTAACATCAGAGTTATCTATATTCTTTTGAATTTCTGCAATAACAAAAGGTTTTATTGCCTGTGGTAGTTTTTGAATATTTTCTCCAAACTTATCTATTTTGCTTAGAAAATCTACAATGGGTTTCATGGATTTTATTTTATGTGCTTGTTTAGGTCAGGGTGTTATATATAACACCTCCCCTTTTCTTTTCATATATCTTGATTTGTATGAGTGAAAAATTACTACCAGATATCTTAAGAAAAGATAAGAGATTAGAAGCATTTGCAGAGCTTGAAGGAAAATCTTTTGAGCAAGTATCTGCAAAAATACCTTATTTGCTTATTTATAAACTTGAAAATCTATCAGATAGTGAGCTTGAAGAGCTTGCGTGGCAGTTTGATATTTCACAAACAGAATGGGAGCTTGCTACAGATAGAAAGCAAAAGGAAGAACTGATAAAAAACAATATTTTGCTAAAAGCAAAAAGGGGAACAAAGTGGGCGATAAAAAAGGTTTTAGACTTATTAGGCTTACAGGGACAAATAAGCGAGTGGTTTGATTATGGGGGACAACCGTATAGGTTTAAAGTTGATATAGATTTAAAATATCAGGGGTTTCAATCTGACACTTACGACAAGCTGTTTAATTTAATAAAAGAATACAAAAATGTTCGTTCTCATCTTGACTCTTTGAATATCTATCTCACATCCAACCTCAAACAAAACAGAGCATTACTGTTGCTCTCTGGGCATGACATAACAATCTATCCATATCAGGTAAAAGAATTGCAACTCTCTGCAAAAGACTACACAGCAATAGGCTATCAAGCAGTTCATACAACAACTATTTATCCAGCTACGAATTAG